TGATGAATGCTGACGCGTATAGTCGACAACCCTAGGGACAGTATTCAGATATCTAGGAGGATATTAATATGGCACAAACTACATTTTCGGGACCGATAAAAGCGGGAACGATTTCAAACACTACAGGTACAACTATTGGTACTAACATCGCGAATGTTGGACAAGTTGTAATGTCTCAAACTTTTGCAGCTGATTTATCAGGCGGAGCAATTGCAGCAGCGGTACAAAACGTTGTAATTCCTGCAAATTCACAAATCATTGATATTGTGATTGATCAAATCACAGCAGCTAACACTACTACTAACTATAGTATTGGTGATGTAGCTGGTGGGGCAGCAACACTTTTGAACACTTATGCAAGTGGAACAGACGCTGGTAGAAAATACCCAACAACTCAAGCAGGTGGAGCATTAGCTTGGGAAGATGTTGGAACAACTGACATCAGATTAACTTTCACAAGTTCAGCAGCAACAAATGCTGGTGAAGTTAGATTTACTATTTTGTATTCACAAAATAATAATCTAGCATAATAAATAATTAGTGTGGGGCTTCGGCCCCACTTAAATTTAATAGGAGAAAATAATATGTCATCAGACCAAAAATTTACAACACTTACAGCTGACGGACAGGTAAAAACTTTTTCGGGAGGATCTACTAATATTGGTCCTGCTAGAGTTACATACATTCAAGCTACAGGAGTTACAAATATAAAACTTTATGATGCAGCAACTGCATCTGGAAATATTGTATTTGAATCTACTTTTGGAAGTGAAGGATTAGATATATATATGCCTGGAAACGGAATTAGATTTGAAAATACTATCTACGCAGATGTAACTGGATCAGGATCTGTTACTATCGGATATACTGGCTAGGAGGCTAAATGGCTAATACTACCTCTGGAACTACAACGTTTGACAAAACTTTTTCTATTGATGAAATTATAGAAGATGCTTTTGAACGTATAGGCCAACAGGCTGTTTCAGGAAACCAATTAAGATCTGCAAGAAGATCTCTCAATATCCTATTTCAAGAATGGGGTAATAGAGGTATTCACTATTGGGAAGTAGGAGAATTAGATCTTGATTTAATTCAAGGACAAGCTGAATATAAATTTTTTAGATCAACTGCAGATGGTACAAGTGCCACTTCAAATCCAAATGGAATATATGGAATGTCCGATGTCCTTGAAGCACAGTTAAGAAATAATAGAACTCAGACTACTCAATCAGATAGTCCAATGACAAAAGTTGATAGATCAACTTATGCAGCTTTTTCAAATAAACTTTCACAAGGAACACCTAATCAATATTGGGTTCAAAGATTTATTGATTATGTAAGTGTTAGTATTTACCCTACTCCTGATGCAACAAATGCATCTAAAGACATGCATTTTTATTATATAAAAAGAATTCAAGATGTTGGGGATTATACAAATGCAACAGACATACCTTTTAGATTTGTACCTTGTATGACTTCAGGATTAGCTTTTTATTTAGCACAAAAATATCAACCACAATTAGTTCAACAAATGAAACTATATTATGAAGATGAATTAGCTAGAGCACTAGCAGAAGACGGTTCAGCTTCAAGTACATTTATTACGCCTAAAGCTTATTACCCAGGAACATAATGTCTAAGTACGCAACAGGAAAACATTCAAAAGCTATTTCAGATAGATCAGGTATGGAGTTTCCATACAGAGAAATGGTTAAAGAATGGAATGGTTCTTTTGTTCATTACACAGAGTATGAACCTAAACAACCACAACTTGAACCAAAACCAATTGGTGGTGATGGTATTGCATTATTAAATGTTAGAACAGCTAGAACAGAATTTCCAACTCCTGATTTTTTACCTAATAATCCTTTTTCTATAACAAACGGAAATAAAATAATGACTGTAAGTTTTCCTGATTACTCTACAGAAGCTCAAGGAGGAGAATTAAATTATGTGAGATTTCAAGGTGTTAAAAGTGCTGTTGGTGCTAGATCAATAGAACAAATAGAATTATCCTCTACACTTAATGCAAATATTTCTGCTACAGCTACTTCAATTACTTTATCTGCTGGAGATGGTTCTTTTTGGTTGCCATCAAATAGCTATGTAGTAATTGAAAAAGTAAATAGTGAAACAGGTAGATATGAAAATGAAGTTGTTTTTTATCAAACTTCAACTATTGATGTAGGTACAAGTATAGTAACTTTAAATAACTGTGTTCGTGGAACGGCTGCTACTTTTAGAGGAGAAACTTTTCCTAATACTACTGCAAGTTCTCATTTAGCAGGTGCTAAAGTTTTTGGTTGTCGTCTTGCTTCTATAGATCCAGATACTGTTGTGACAGGTGCACAACCAGCAACTATACAACAATATAATAGATTTACTGTTGACATGCTTGAAAATTCAACGTCGACAGCAACAGGAGGCGGTTTACAGTGTACAGTTGGCCCAGTAAATGATAGAGCTTAATTATGATAAATAAAATTTGGAATTGGATAAAAAAAGCTATTACACCTCATAGACAAAAAGATGAACATCTTGAGATGTATGAAGAAACTGCAAAACAAAAAAAGATACGTTTAAAGCATAAAGGGGATATTAAATAATGGCTGGATTTACATACGCAACATTAACTACAGCGATTCAAAATTACACTGAAACGGATACAAACGTTTTAACTGCTACTATTACAGATCAGTTTATTGAAAACTCTGAATTTAAAATTTTAAGAGATGTACCATTAGATGCATATAAAAAACAATCTATTGGTAATTTAGTTACGGGACAAAATACAATTAACGTACCTGCTCAAACTTTATTTGTAAAAGGTGTACAAGTTTATGATTCAACATCAACTTCTACAGGTGCAAATACTTGGTTAGAGAAAAAAGATGAAACGTATTTACAAGAATTTCAACCTTCAACAGAATCAGCAGCTAGAGCTAAACCTAAATATTATGCTATGTTTGGTGGAGCAACAGGTGTAACCGATACTACATCAGGAAGACTATTTTTAGCTCCTGCACCAGATACTACTTATGTATTTAAAATACATTATGAAGCTATTCCAACTGGACTATCTGGCTCAAATACTACAACTTACGTAAGTCAATATTTTGGAAATGGATTGTTATATGCTTGTTTAGTAGAAGCATTTTCTTATTTAAAAGGTCCGATAGACATGTTGACATTATATGAAAATAAATATAAACAAGAGGTACAAAAGTTTGCTGCAGAGCAACTTGGTAGACGTAAAAGAGACGATTATACAGACGGTACAGTTCGTATTAAAGTTCCTTCTCCGTCACCGTAATAGGAGATAAATTATGGCAATAACATCGGCAATATGTTCAAGTTTTAAACAAGAACTTTTACAAGGTAAACACGACTTTCAAGCTTCAGGGTCTGGTGGTCATACTTTTAAAATAGCATTATTTACAAGTTCAGCATCTTTAGGTGCAGCAACAACTGACTATTCAACTTCAAACGAAATTACGAACACATCTGGATCAGCATATTCTGCTGGTGGTAAAGCATTAACTAACACTGGAGTTGGTTTAACTTCAACAACTGCGTTTACAGATTTTTCTGATATCTCATGGACATCAGCTTCATTCACTGCAAATGGTGCAATGATTTATAATACAACAACTGACGGTGGTTCAAACACAACTGACTCTGTTTGTATTATCGCTTTTGGTTCTGATAAAACTGCAACTAACGGAACTTTCGAAATACAGTTTCCTGCAAACGATTCATCGAACGCAATCATAAGATTAGCATAGGAGTAGCCCATGTCTGGATGGGGACGATTCACCTGGGGCCAAGCCGAGTGGGGTGAGGACGATTTATTAGCTACAGGTTGGGGTGCAAAAGCTTGGGGCGCTGGAGTATGGGGAGATCTTTCTGGTGAGATAGTTCAGCCTACTGGTTTATCAATTACATCTACATTAAATCCTTCTGTTACAATTTCAGGTGATGCTTTAGTTTTAGTTTCAGGTCAGTCATTTAATTCTACACTTGGAACAATTTCAAATGTAATTAGTGTAACCGTTGACCCTAATGGTTTAGAAATGAATGACTTGCAAGGTACAGCTCAAGCAAGCATTGATGTTACACCAACTATTACAGGTTTATCAACTACAGCTGCTATTGGTGTTATAGATCCTAAAGATCAAGTTATTGGAGCACCTACACTTACAGTTACATCACAACAAGGAACTGCATTTGCACCTAATGAAGATGTATC